TCTGCCCCTAATACGTAAGCCTTGCCGAGTTGCGCATTAGCTGCCTCTAGTACACTTGATGCTTGGCCAGTACCGCCGCCACCGCCGTTTAATCCGGCAGCAGAACGAATAATCTCACGGATGTTCTTATTATTCGTTTCGTATTGGTTCTTAGCATTTAGCTTGTCGATTTCATATTGGCTACCATCAATCTCTAAGGATTGAAGAGTAAGACTGCGAATAAGTTCATTGAGGCGTTCTACAGAACTTGCTAGCTTCTCTGCTGCTTGCTCTGCTTTTTTGGCCGCTGCCTCTTGCGCTTTAGCGGCTTTACTAGCTTCTTCATTCGCCTTATTAATAGCCTCATTATTGGTAAGACCATTCTTGGCATCGTCGATTTCTTTTTGAAGTTTCTCCTGCTCCTCTTCGGCTTTCTTCTTCGCAGCATCTGCCGCTTCCTTAGCCTTAATAGCAGCATCGATTTGAGCGCCTTCTTCTTTCGTTGCCAAGCGATCGTTCTTGACGAGTCCAAAGAGTGAACTATCCTCAACCCAGTAACGCCCGTCATGGTTAGCCATGTAAGCGGAGTTAGTACCAGGCGCATTTAAGTTCTTATGAGCTCTAAGACCGTTAACATCAACGCCTAGGTCTGTACCTTTGGTCTGTTCCTTATAGCGATAATCTAATAGCGCCTTACCGGCTAAGCCGATAGCGGTTGCTAATGCAAGCCAAGGGCCGGCGGCTGCTATTGTGGCCAATCTCATAAACTTCAATGCACTTGTAATGGATTGAATTCCTGTGATTGCTATACTAGCTTCTAAACCGAATTTAATTAGACCAGAGATAGCTTCCTTTTGCTCTGTGGCTAGATTGCTATAAGACTTTGTTAAATCGATTGCACCTTGTGCATATTCCATAACCACCGGTAAAAGTTCTTGGCCAATCATAATAGCCAATCGCTTGCCGGTTTGTTCCATATCTTTCAACTGACGATTAAAGGCAGCGGACTTTTTAGCAGCTTCATCATCAATGATGAGCCCCATTGCTCTTGCACGGTCCTCGACTTGCTTCATGGCATCTGCTGACATATTCAGCATTCCGTGAAGTTGGTATCCGGTTTTACCGAATAGTTCCATTTCAATCCGCGTCTTTTCAGCACCGTCCTTCATGTTCCTTAATCGGTCTTGAATGATTTTGAATACTTCAAGGGTATTCTTACCCTCAATCTGATCAATGCTAACGCCTAGCCGGCTGAACATATCAGTAGCTAGTTTACCTTCTGCGGATGCAACTTGCATTTTATCTTGTGCGTTAGACACAGCTTTCGCAAATTTAGCGAACGCTACAGTACTAACGTCAGTAGCTACACCCATATAGTTTGCAACGGAGAGGAATGTACTTGCTTGCTCAGCAGTCGCACCTGTTAAGGATTGCATCTTCTTCACTGATAAGTTCCAAGCTAATGCCTCTTTAGCGAGTTTAGAACCTAGACCGGCAAGACCGGCACTCGCACCAATGGCAAACATTTCATTCTTTAACTTCGAAAGCTCTGCAACTGTTCCCTTAGAGGTAGCGGCGATTTTCTCTAAACCGGCTTTTGCATTCTTATCGGTCAGTTGCACTACGATATCTACTACGTTATTCGACATCCTTATTCATCGCCTCCATTTCTAATCCCTCCAATATCCACATAAGACTAAATAACATCGGATTTAGGTTAATGTTATTAATCTCGGCCACTGTACGTATAGCCGGATAATCGAACCCGGCTAGTCCGCCTGAGTGGTAATTTCTTTGACTGCGTGATAGGTTATACAGTTTCATAGCCAGTTTTGAACCGAATAATAGGCGTGGTGGGTTAAAGTCACACTCGGAGCAGTCGAAGGACTGCTTTGTAGCGGTTTGTAATTCCTTACATCCCTTGCAGTACTTCGGCCTATCCGAGGACATCCACCTCCACGCCTCTTCTAGTTTTTTTCTGTTTCTTCTTGTAGTTGGTAAGTTAATGTAATGACTTCACCGGCGAAGTTCATTGCATCCTTATCACTTACTGTATTGAGTTGTTCATCTGTGAGTTCGTATACATCTGTTAAGATGAAACGCATAATATCACGACTACGTACAATAGATGCAACTTGATCATCAACATCTACTGGACAATACACGAAGTCTAGACCGGCTTTGATTAATGCATCACGTTCAGTCCATGTAAGGGCTCTTGGTTTTAATTCTTTACCTTGAATATTCATAGATACCTCCTAATGAGTTAGATTAGTAAGATGTTTGGCTGTTAACCAATTCAAATACTACTGCGGATTGACCTGCATCATCGCCATAATATGCTTTGAATGGAAGTTCGATATTTACGCCTTTAGGACCATCGATACCAGGAGAGTTACGTTCGTAAATCAATTCAGGTAATTTGATAGTCAAGGAATTAGTGCCTTTAGTAAGCGTTAATTCTAAGCTAGACTCTGTACCGTTTACTGCTTTATTTAATAGGTCCATGTTTTGGAAGAAGGCTTTAATAGTACCGGATACGCCGATAATACCTGTATCAATGTAAGTACGGAAGCCTTTACCACCGATTGCATAAGAGTCACCATCTAAGCCAAAGTCAATATCAAGACTCATGGACAATACGTTTGCTACAGTAACGCCACCTTCTTTTATGGTGGCTTCGAGATTTTCGAATGGTGTAAATACAATAGACTTAGGTGCAGTATCGAAGGGTACAGCCGCCATAGTTTCTTTACAGCCCATTACATCGATAGATGCAGTTAATTCAGAGTCACCACCAAAGTTTAAAGACATTTTATTCATGCGTACGCCACTGAATTGTTGGTAAGTACTGATATCTTTATAGCCTTGTTCAAAGGTAGCAGATGGCATATCTGGACCAATTTTAAATACGTGTTTCTTACCGGAGCCTTGTGCTGTTGTAGTTGGAGCACCAAAGCCTAGTTTTAACCAATAGCCAAATCCTAATACATCAACTGGTGGCACGATGCTACCGGATGTATCGATGTTACCCCGACTAGGTGCCGCAGGATTACGTGTACCTCGAATAACAGAGGAGTCATTCAAGTTTTGGCTAGCCTTTAAGGAAGAACTGATGATAGGCATTACCACGCCGCCAGTAGATGGTGTAGTACCGAAGTCAGTTTCAAAGGCCATTGTAAGAGAAGATTGTGCACCTTGTGCACGTTTAGCTACTGCCATGTTTATCCTCCTAATATTCAACATTACCGCCAATTACATGCGGTATTTCTATAGTGAGTGTGGCTTTACCCGGATATACCGGACGCCACGAGATATTGTCTGTTTCATAGTCAATGTTAATGACAGGATAGTTAGGGTTAACTGCCATGATACATTCGATGAGTAATTGGCCAAGTTCGTCACACTCGAACGCGCCGGTGTATTTCACTACACGTCCTTCACGTTCCGCCTCAACTCGTACTATTCCCCATACGAGTTGTAGAGTGTAAGAGTATGAACTGGCCAAGCCTTCAGACTTGTTATCCATCATGATGATCACGCACGGACAATCCTCCTCAAGAGGTGCGCCGGCATCATCATAGCCGATGTAAATAGTTAAGTCTTTTCCAAAATGTTCCATACAGTAGTCGGTAATCTTCTGATTATCCTTAACCGCTTCCGCCCATCTATTAGCAATGACCGCTAGTGGAATAGTTTGCATTGCTACCTCACTTTATATGCCCGCCTGCTTGACGCGAACTGAGTGCTTTTGCCTAGTGCATATTCACCGATTTTAGCTTCAAGGTAAGGTACCAACTTAGGCTGTAGGGATGTTTTCATTGGACCAAACGTTTTACGAGGTTTAATCCTAAATTCAGACTTTCCTTTAGCAAGTTGAAAGCCACCGGCAAATAATGTCTTACGCATTGGCTCTGTGATTTGTTTCGTGTAACCACGCTCAATCTGTTCGCCTAACCGTTTAGCAGACGATGATAACCACCCTACTTTTACTGATTGCGACCTAGCGTCGTATTGATACCCAACTGCTCGAAACATTTTACCGAGTGGTGTGTATCCGACAGTGGTTTCCTTTACGCCACCAGCTATAAGTTGAGCTCGGGATTTAAGCCCCCATCCTTCCTTATACGCCTTACCGCCATCTTGATAGGCACGCCTTACTTTAGCGCCAAATGCTGCCTCAAATTGTGCCCTCATTGTAGGTGGCATGAAGTTAGCATATTTATGGCCACCAGGTGAACCGGATTTAATACCTGCCTTAATTTCCTTCTGCATCATCCAACCGACTGACTTCATAGCTTTCCTAGTCCAATCCGGCTTAGTCTTAGCTATAAATTCAAGGTACGGTGTTGCAGTGTCAACAATGGTAAGAGGTGAGTTACTCATGGTCTTACCGTCCTAACGTTGGCCACGATTTCAAGACAGTGCATTTTAGCGTCGCTATCGGAGATATGATCCACATACCACTTCTTACCATTGATGTAGATTACATCCTTAGTCTTAGGTAGTGGTACATCCTTAGTTCTAACCCATACTTTAGCCTTATCAGCTAATCCAGTTACGAACCCAGAACCTTTACCATCATACTCACCAATTTCTACGCTAGCCTTAATCTGCTTACCTTCATATGTTATTTTTTCGCCAAATACATCGAGTAAGGCGCTTTCATCATAGGTCAGCATAAGTTATACCTCATAGGGTTAATGCGGACCGTGTGGCCCGCATTTCCGTTAAAATACAATGATTAGTTTTTCAACATTACTGTTACAGTATCTTGAGTTGCAGTCTTAGGTTCTACTGCGATACCCAATGGTTTACCACCAGTTTTAGCAGCTTTACCAGAAGCGAAGTTTACTGCGTCACCTACAGCGTATGTATCAGCTTTATTAGCATCTACTTTGAATACGCCTGTAATTTTTACTGCACCAATTTCGCCATTTTTAATATCAGTAACAGCTACACCATGAAGTGCACCTGCTTCTACGATATCACCGGCTTTAATATCTGCTGTTGCTGGAAAATTGATGCGGTCTGTTTCATATACGAATTTTGCCATATGTATTTACCCCCTAATTATTTACCTGCGTTTTTGAATACACCACGGAAGTCAAGAGCACTTACGCCACAGTCGAATGCTACTTTGTATTCGATACCGTCTACATCGAAGCCTTGGCGAGTTTCAAGACGTGGAGTTTCAACGCCATTCAAGTAAGTTACTTCAATAGTGTCATGTTGTGTAGCGTCAGCTACTAAGTACCAAGCATCTGGATCAGTCAATTCCGCATCAGCTACAACAATGAAACGACCTTTGTAAGGGTTAACTACGCCAGAGTTTACACCGTCTACTGCTGCAGTAGAGTTAACGATTTGATAAGCAGTTACTTCAAGTTCTGGAGGAACTACTAAGTATTTAGGTGTAATGTTAAGTGTAGCTTCACCTGTAATACCTTTTTGTCTACGCATAGCAGTAATTGCTTTAGCGATTGCTTTAACAGATAATGCTTCACCTGTACCTGCAACGTTACCATGTTTAGAATCGAATAATGCTACATTGTCTTGCATTTTAACGTTACCAGTTAATTGAGCATATACCATTTTGTTCACTAAGCGTTTAGCAGCGGAACCGTATTTAGTAGCGATTTTGGAGAACAAGCCCAAGTCATCATTGATGATTGCTTGACGAGTTAAGCTGAACAATTTACCATAAGTAGCTACTTTAGTACGAGCAGATGCTTCACCAAGGCTATCATGTGGGAATTGGCCACCTTCTGGAACTAATTCAAGGTTACCTGCTTCGGACAACGCTACGCGTGCAGCTTCTTTGAAGTCACGATTGGAACCTTTGCCTGCCCAAATTTGGAATGTAGTTTCTGCTTCGTTGAAGCCTACCATTACAGATTTGTTAGCCAAGTTAGCCATAATAGCAGGGAATGTAGATGTAGAGTTAATAGCTTGACGAGCCAATTCCATGTTATCGCCAAAGTTAGCTTTTAAGCCTTCACGTTGCAAAGCTTCACGCGCTAACTCAACCATAGAGTGACCACGTAATTCTTGTGCACCTGGTGCAGCGTCTGCTACTGGGATACCTGCCGCCATCAATACGGCATCTTGTGCAGCTGCACGGAATTTATCGCTTTCAGCTTCGCCCATTGTTACAGATACGCCTTTATTGCGTGCACGTAATTGGTCCATTACCATTGCACGCGCTTCGTCAACGGATACACCCATTACGATTGCTTCGTCAGCACCTTCTACATCGAAGTCACGGAACAATGCAGTGATTTCGGAAGTACGTTTACGTTCTTGTTCCATTGCCTTTTGAAGGTCTGCTTGTGTCAAACCAGTTTCAACTGGTTCAGATTTTACTTCTTGAACTTCTAAAGTTTTTTCTTGATCCATACGTGTGTTATCCTCCTGTGTGTCAATACTTGTATGAATTTCTTCAGCACTACGTCCTACGCCCACTGTTGGGTCAGCAGGAACAGATACAATACTGATTTCTAAAGGTTCCCAATCCGTTACTACATAAGCCGGACCATTAAATCGACCGTTAGTAGATTTTGTTTCTTCATCTTCTAATACTTCATATCGGTAGATTGCATAGCCTACGCTTACACCTTGTAGCGTACCGGACTGTACCTTTTGGAATATTGTTTCGGATTGTTCATCTGTGTCAAAGCGTACTAGCGCTTTACCGCGGTTATCATCTAGCCACACCTTCTCGATATGACCTACTACCGCATCACGATCGTGATTAAACAATACCGTACCTAAGCCGTTGTTAAAGCGCTCAAGGTTGATGCACTCTTCATCGTGGCAAAGGATTTCATCGCCGAACCAACGGCCATATGGCGTCTCGGAAGAGAATGATAATTCTACTGTCCGACTATCGGTATCGACGTGGTCAATAGTAGTTTCTCGACAGTAGTTGCCAAGAATACTACGCTTTTGATGTTCACTCATTACTAGCCATCAGCTCCTTCCTGTGTAGTGTCATCATCGCCCATCGTTAGCGGTTGCAACTCACTGGAATAATCAAGTAACACCCCAAGCTCACGAGCCCTGTCCTGTTCGAGTTTCCGTTGTTCAAGGACTTCCTCCCAATCACGACCGGATGCTGCACACACATCCTCTAGGGTTGTAAGACCAGATTTGATAGCTTCCTTATTAGCATTAACCTCTTTCACTGGGTCAATCCAAGACCACCCTGGAGCAAGCCACGATACCTCTTGGTATTTGTCTTTGTTCGCTAGGTAATCTGGAGGTAGTTCACCGGCTAAGTAGAGGGCATCAATAAAGGCTCTCCAAATCGGCATACAGAAGTGTGCGATAACAAACTCTTGTAATTGACGGAACGTCTTTTGGTCCTCTAACAGATTTTGACGTGCGGCCGAGAAGTTACCAGATATATTACGCGCTACGATGTCAGCGCTCATACCAAGACCGGACGAGATACGTCTAGTCTGAGTTGCCGAATATTCGCTTGCAGTTCCTGCGTTACGCTTAGGGTCTGCAAACTCGATGGACTCTCCAGGGCTTAGGTGTCTAACCATACCTGGTGCCATTGTCATGCTAGGTCTACCTTTACTATCACGTGGAAGCAAGCTAGCTTGTCTAGCAGAATTCTGAGAAGTGATAAATGCACTAAAGCACGCTGATACACGTGCTGCGATTAAGTCTGCATCCATATACTCATCGATATCATGGATCCGACGTAAGACTAACGCTAAGTGGCTCATACCACGAATTTGTGTTGGCCGAGTAGGTTTAAAGAATAAGAACGCTTGGTCTGTAGTTAACCGCATAGCTTCAAATGTTCTAATACCCATTGGGTCTGCTTGACTAACATGATATGCTACAGGCTTTCCATATTCGTTTACCTCAACACCGCTAATGATGTTATTATTGCCATATTTGATGTCTATAGCCCCTATGTTCTCCGCCTCGATTAATTGGATAGCCAAGGGGAGATAATCGCCCTGTGCGGTCTTGTTTACAAGAATTTCGCCATCGTACAACATTCTACGTAGTGCCATTGTTTGCAATTCATAGAAGTTAGACAGCCCACGCACGTCCGCATTATCGGCTTCCGTCCATTTTGCCCAGGCACGCTCAATCTTATTGTTGAGTTGGTTATTGAGCTTGCCGCTCTTATGACGTACCTTAGCCTGTGGCTTAATACCAGGACCGATTACGTTACGCAAGATAGCAATAACTGCTGACTCAGCTAAGTCACTGTTCATTTCCGCAGCTCTTGCACGTCCACGGATAATATCACGTGAACCGGTTGCAAGTTGTTCAGCTGTACCAAATGCCGGTTGCCAATCACTATTCAGTCTGTCCATTGATGCGGCATCATATTGGCGAAGTGCTTCACGTGCCGCCATTCGTTCTAGGGCACGTTCAGGGTTAACCCAACCGATTACTTTATCTAAGATATTCATCGTCCGCCCCATGTTACGAATGCATCAACTTGATACCCATTAGACTCTTCATGTACTCGTTGCATTAGCGTTTGTTCGCGTGCATAGAGTACGGGCAAGTCAATCGTCTTGAACCGTTTACCACCAATCTGTAACTCGGAATATCCTTTAGTTTCGATATCCTCGATGACTTGGCGGACACGTTCAAGTTGTTCATTTACATCGCTCATGGTTCACCTCCTATCTAAACCAATGGCCTGTGCTACCAATTCCGCTTCCGTAATCCTCATAGGATGTAGTATCTTCAGCTTCTTCGTAAGGCTCAGGCTCTACTAAATATTTAACGCCGGCAATATCGGCTACTGCTGCGTTGTAAGTACATGTATCTAGCAAGTGGTTCGTAGGATGTCCAGTAAGAGGTTTCCATTTAACAGTAACCTCACCAGTTTTCACATTACGAATCTCTTGCTTTTCTTCTGCCCTTAAGTGGTCCATGTACTCTTGAGGGCAGTCTTTGAATAAATGGATCGTACCGATTTCATCTGTAGGCCTTACCATTCGAGCAAAGATAAAGTCCTTCCAGTAATCGGTATTGAGTACATACAGTTTCAAACCACCGATGACACCTTTCTCAACGCTTGACATTGAATACGGTGCGGTCATGGTTGTACTGTTGGATGAACCCTTAAGCGGTATACAGATTTCAGGGAACCTTGCACAGAATTGGTAAACCTCATCTGTCCTAAACCCTGAGTCAATACCGGCTTTCATTACCTGGCGTGGTTCTCCAAATTCACTTGGATACTCACGATTGACGATAATCTCTTCTAGGTCATCCCATGTACTAGCTTGGCCATAGTCAATTAAGTATGACTTAACACCTGGCGCATAGGCTCTCACTTCCCACCAGAAGTAATCGAGCTGTACGTCAACGCTTGCAATAAGGAGTGTAGCCTTATCAGGTACAACCCCTCTGTCATACGCTGACTCTGTGAACTTGATATCTTGTGTGTTCTTAGTCTTAGCAGACCGCCACGGTTCAGCTAGCCAAGAGTTGATAAAGTTCATTAATTGGTCTGCGTAGTCCTTAGAGGATAGGAATTCGTAAGCTACCTTACCGAAGGCTACCCAAGGACTATATATAGAGGATAGGTGGTAGCCAACAGATCGTACTCTACAGTTCGGTACGTTCTCCGTTCGCCATCCACCTCTTCGCAGCATTTCCATTTTGTACTTATCTTGTATTGGTTCCTTACAGTGCTCACATTCGTAATACGCTGTATCACGTACTAGGTCTTTGTTACCGTTCGCACTTTCAGGCCATTTGATTTGTTTAAACTTGAGGGTCTGATACTCTCCGCAGTGTGGACAAGGTACGTAGTACTCTTTCTGCGCGTGAGCTGATTTAAAGGCCCTCCATATATTCCCATTCTCTACCGTAGGTGTTGATACCATCACGTGTTTGGCATCAACGAACGTTTTAGTACGTTCAGTAGCCAACTTGATAGGATTGGCTTCCTTACCGGAGAACGCAGGGTATTTATCTATTTCATCAAAGAACACATATTTAATTGCCCTAGACGCTAGACTCGATGGTGAGTTAGCACCGGACAATACCATGTAATTGCCATTCGTAAAGTTTAGCTCCTTCTTCTGACTGGCGTTTGCATCATACATTTTCTCCAATGGTTCAGAGTTCTTTATCATTGGTTGTACGCGCTTCTCACTATTGAACTCTGCCAGGGCATCCGTTGGATATACCATCATGACAGGTGCTTGTGATTGATGCAGTGCATAACCAATCATATTGAGTTCTGCTTCCGTTTTACCTATCTGTGCGCCGAAGCACAGCACGATTTGCTCAATCAGATCATTGTTGAGCATATCCATAGGCTCACGGAGGTATGGAGTACGGAGAGTGCGCCAAGGCCCTGGTTCAGCACCGGTACTTGGTAGTACACGGAACTTATCCGCCCACTCAGATACGGTATATCGCTCTGGTGGTTTAAAGGCCTCTAGTTCAGGAGCTGTCCACGTAAACGAAATTTCATCGACGGTGTTTTTCCATGTCTTAACGGTTTCAGTTTTTGAATTCGTTTTATTTTTTCTTTTTGTGGTCGATTTCCGTTTTGGTGTACTTCCCTTCCCTCGAATAGCTTTCGAGGTACGTGTTGACACACTCATTCACCGTCCTCTCTACAATCACCCTTGTATCTGCATCTGGAAATTCTTTGCTAACCGCTTTGGCTAACAGACCAAGGGATGACTTCAATTCTAAAACGCGTCCAGTCCATTCACGTTGTACATCGGCAACATCTATATACTGACCATCAAGTACTTCGCTTAGTCGCTTTTCACGTTTGGCTCTGGCTTCCTTATAGTCCGCCTCGGCTTCTAATTTTCGTTGAGCTGCCGACTTCGTTCCGTCCTTATCCTTTGACATTCCTAGCCAAACAAGGACTTCACGAATGTTCCACCAACCGGTGGCCACCTTCGGCATACCCGCACGATTATGTCTACTAATCATTTCGGGTCCTAGGTCTAAGATTTGACATAAGACCGCAGTGGTTACTATGAGCTCACCATGTTCGCTGAACTTGACTTTAGGTCTCTCGACTGCCATTTCTGACCTCCTTTCTTAGTGTCCTCTCATAAAGTACTTTCTACTTGATTTTTTCTCTCACAGGCGGAATAACTTCGCGCGGAGCCGACCACCGCTGGTTTTATCGCTAGGGAGTACCTTTTATCATTCATTCTCAAAATAAAAGACAAAAGGTCAACGGTCGAACTTTTAGAGAAGTAAGCAAAAGGGACTACGTGGTTGTGCGTAGTCCCTAATGATACTTCTTGTGCTGTAATAGCCCATGGAGGTTTGTACAAGAAAGGTATTCACTATGAACGTACCCTACAGTGTGTGGTAGTGAAAGGAGGACTGACCAAAGCCCCATCACTCCACACTTGTAGCCTATCATAAGTGTTACCTCTAATTGCATATTGTCTTTATTTATTTTTAGAAAATACTTGACAAAAGCTTTTCACTGCGTTTCGTTGGATATTATATATCTGTGCTTCGCTATAACTCATATCCTCGATGACCTCCTTCATGCTCATCCCAAAGTAGTATCTGTTCTCGAGGAACGTACGCTCAATGTCATTAGGTATCTTACATATCAATGTCCATAGCTCATATCGTTCCTTAGATAGATTGCGGAATTCATTATTGAGGTCACGCTGTGCGGTGTTTAAGTTAAGTTGTTGTTCTGGAGTATTAGACTTCTCATCTTGTGCCTCCGCCTCCAGGCGTTGTAGATGTGACTCTATGTCCTTCATGCGCCTACGACTATTCAATAATCGTTGTAACTTCCTTACTCCAGGATGTGCACTCCCTGTACATGACGATCTACTCATAGGCATACCTACGATAGATGTGTTGGGGGAATATCCTGTTTATCTACTCCAGTCGTAATTGTTGCGCTTTTACATTGGTCATGAACCGCCAACATCATAGCACTAACCAATAAAGGCAAGTGCTCTTCTGATTTAGAAAACTGTTTAGCCACTGCAGTTACTAACTTAGTAGCCATATAGATTGCAGATGTAGGACTTACATTTTCAATGATAATGTCACAGGTTTCGCCATTATCGTTAGACTCAACTATAATTCGCATTGTTTTATCTTCCATAATAGGCCTCCTATACTTCTTGCCATTCTTGTAAGATTTCACTGTACCGATACATTGTGGTATTAGTTAACTGATACACTGCATCGTTTAGGTTATATCGATTAATCCACGCACGGTAGATGTCAGTCAAGTAGTCTTGTAGCTCAGACTTTTGGCTAGGTGTAACCACATTATCATGTAGGTAATACACCTCTTCACCTTGGTCTGCCTCTTCTTGACATCTTTTAATATCACTTTGAATAACTTCATCTACGTTGATATGTCCTGGATATGGTACTGCACGACCTACAACAATAGTCATACCTTCACATGGCTTACATTGGTCTGCAATCCAGTGTAGCTCCTTTAGTGCTTCGTCCCAGGTGTCACACACCATAATATATTCATGACGATCTAATGTGACGTATCCTCCGAATAGTGGTTTCATTTCATCACCTCATTAATGTACCTATCCAAATACCATCGTGCTTTTTTTAGGTCCTCTAGCTTATCACCTTTAGAACCGGCACGAGCGATATACTTAACAACATTACCAAGATGGAACGGCAACTGCTGGTCCTCAATGAAGTCTATAACTTCAATCTTGCCCTTGTTATAGTGTGAAGGATGGTCAACCGCATTAGAAATTGAGATGGGCTTCACGTCAGTGGTAACACATAAGTCTTTGGTGCTATCTGCGGTAATATAAGATTCAGTAGTTTCCTTTTTGGAAATAACTGGAGTACTTTCATTAACCTTCTTAGATTGATTATCCTTAGGTAATGCCTTTTGCTTAGGCTCACTTAATTCTGCTCGGCACGTTGGACAATTAACTGCCGGTCTACCCTTACCAGTTTGTTCAAACATCTTACCGCAGCGTTTACATTTAGTCTGCACCTTTACTTCTTTTACTTCTTTAGGTGGCTCTTCTTTAGGCTTATTTAAAATAGCCATCAATTCATCCTTAGCACATTGTTTGCAATACTGCTCATCTTTTTTAGCTAAGAATTTACGGTTACATCTAATACACGTTCTTGCAACTGCCATTGTATAACCACCTTTCTAAATATGGTTCATGGCTTTCCATTCTTCTAATGTGAAGATAGCCTTGCCATGTTTTTGAGCATATTCAAATTCACCCTTACATCCACGACTAGATTGCCAGTCTGGACATAATACTAAAATGTCACAATGACTAAGTAGACCTATACAGATATCTAACCCCTTTTGGTAGTCATCACCAGTCAGATATACCTCCCCATAATTATGGATAGGTGATACGTAGTCATGATTTAAATCATTCAATACCAAATCACCCATGATCACATCAATCTTTTTACGGTTGCTTTCCTTACCACCAAATGGATGAGCAACATATACAAGTTTTTTATTCATAGCTTCAACCTTTCACTGTAGCTCTTCTAATGTTTCAATATGAACCCATATCCCTGTGACTGGGTTCCAGTACTTTTCAGTAACTTCACTACACACCTGGGCATCATCATTCCAATAGTTGAGTGAAGTCATACAATCTTTAAATAATTTAATAAGGTTATCTGTATCTGGCTTAGTGGTTTTCCATTGAGCCTTTTTACAGTTAGCCTTACCAAAGCACCACTTAGTCACCAATCTAATCGGACCTTGTATTGGATCCAATGGAGCATGTGGAGCTAGTTCTTCAGTAAATAACTTTCTGATAGCCTTTACCTCTGCTGACTCATAGAACCTTGGCGTACCATTCTTTACCGTTACCCTCTTTTGTTGATGGGTACCTGTTGGAACTTTACGAAGAGGGATAAAGAATTCAATTACCATTCCTAGCTCCTCTCATGACTAGCTCACTTTTATACCAAGCTTCACCATACGTTTCATCTTCTTCAACAGGAATGCCAAAGATACGGGCAGTAATGGTAAACGTTCTGATTTGATTAGCGGTTACTTCAACTACAGGCAATTCCTCAAAGTATCCATCATACAATCGTATTACCTCACTATGTGCTATATGGTTATTAACCAATGGCCGGACACTTTTAAATGGCTTCTTCTCACCACGTTCATACGCCCAGTCATTATTACCAGGAATAAAACACCAACCAGTATACTTACTTCCGTCTTTCATAGTTATCCGTAACCGTACCCACAATTCATGGTGCCATTCACTCGATGTAATTGGATCCCAAACCATATTTACACTCCCTCATTCTAGTTCTAATGCGCTTAATATTGTTACCAATATAAGCGCCTACATCACATTGCAAGTTACGTTCTTTATGTTGTCTATCCATTCTAGCTTTGTACATTATGTAACTCACGCAGGTACCATGACAGCCAACTGTACGCAGCTCACAATTCTTACATGGAGTTTTCATATAATCACTCCTTAATGTAATCTTTAATCCGATATGTCTTTGTTTCTTGTACCACAAACGCTCGGTTCTCATAACCATGACGTTTTTCCCATGCTTGAAATACTTTTGTTAGTTCTTCACTTAGTTCGTCCATGTGTTCGTTTTTAACATCTTTCATGTAATCGTCTGACCATTCTGCGATTTCATCATCTAAGTTGTAATCACATACATTCCAAATTACACGCTCGCCATCTACCTCTGGAACATATTGGTATGGATGACCGACTTCTATTGTTGTTTGTAATAACTCTTCTCGACTTAAACTATCAAAATCGCCGTAGTCGCATTCGTTATCTACATAATCTGCGATAGCCATTTCAATGCTATCTTGTGGATCGCCAGCTAATTCATCAACAACCCAACAATATTTAGTTTCATCTTTAACTAACATTGCTAATCCTCCTCATCTTTTTCCCAACCAGTAACAATATTTATCCCTAACCCATCATATAAATTATCAACATAGTCAATTTCATAAATTGTTGAATTAGTGTCAATGTAACATTCTTGGTCTTGGTCACACTTTTCTAAATAACCAATTAGTTCTCGTACTGTCATTTTCATTTCCTCCACAATCACATTCAAAAACTACTACCCAAACCTTTTTAATTGATTAGTTATAGGAGGCATATGGGTGGGGGAGTCTACGACCCCCACCATATGTACTCCAACTATCAATCAGATTCAAAATTTCAGTCATACCTATATATATATATAAGGTGTGACGGAGCTATTGTTAACCTATTGATTAATTATCAAGGTTAACATTTTCGCTTGAAACAATCTCACCCAATTCGACTTTGAAGATTGGCATTTCTTTTAAATATCTTCTAAGAGTACTTTCAGAAATTTGCATAATGTTCATGACCTCTTTTATATCAGCTCGCCCGCTAAAGTTATTCTTAGCAGCGGCGATATTAAAGGCATCGACTAACTGCTGTTTTTTCTTTTCTCTAGCAGACTGCTTAGCCTTGTTCATTTTGCTAAGCCCTTTTTCTTGTGCATCTTTAAACATGGCCATAGATAAGAATCCACTATCATCGACTTTATGAATTGGGTACTCAAACCATAGATCAACAGGTTTGAACCGAGGGAACTCACGGAGCGTACCTTCCATTCTCCAAGCAGTACATTGGCTAGTATTAACTGGAGCACCTTCGAGTTTATTTTCATCGAGGTTTTCGGCTTCAATTTCTAATAAGTCAATCAAGGCATCTGGGTCACGAGCAAACACACCGGAGCCGGATGCACGGTCCATAGACCGCTTACCAGTTTGATTACCCTTAGAATGATGATGACAATAGATGACTGCACATTTTAGTTCAGTACATACCTTGTCAAACTGGTTACAGAAGTTAGCCATTTGGTCGGCACTGTTTTCGTCACCTGTAATGACCTTATAGATAGGGTCAATAATGATAGCCTTGTACCCTTTCTTTTCAGCCCTACGAATAAGCTTAGGCGCTAATTGGTCCATAGGTAGTGACTTACCGCGCAAGTTCCAAATGGATATCTTGTCTAGGTTATTCGGTGCCAGGTGCAATGCTTCATATACATCCTTAAACCGGTGTAAGCATGACGCACGATCAAGTTCTAAATTTACATATAGGACTTTACCCTGTGCACAGTTGAACCCGAACCATGGCTTGCCTTCAGCTAACGCAATACATAATTGGATAAGTGCGAATGACTTGCCGGCTTTAGATGGCCCTGCGATTAACATCTTATGACCTTCACGAAGGATACCATCAATTAAACTTGGTGCAAGCTCGGGCATGTTATCCCAAAGTGCTTCTAAATCTTCCGGCTCAGGTAAGTCATCATTGACAGTGGCTATCCATTCTTCCCATTCTTTGAATGATTCTTTACCAATATTCGTCGCGATTAAGAATTGAGGTTTACCGGCACGCATCACACCAGGCATACGTGATAATCGGCTAGGGTTTTTGTTTTGTTTATCAACCTTAAACCCATTCTTCTGCACGATTTGATATAGGAAGTCTACTCGATTACGGTACTCAGAATAATCATTGGCATCGATATGCACGATAGCATGGATACTCTTACCTCCGCTATATACTATAGCTGCAATCGGTAACTCTAATTGCTCTAGGATAGCCTTTTGCTTTCCGAGTTCCATATTGTCAGACTCAATCAATGCGAATTTGAAAGATGCTACGTTATCATTCTTCACGCCTTTACCATCTAATGCATTAAATCGTATCCAGGCTCCTGCTTCTTCATCGAGTGTGCCTATTGCATCATCAACCTTTTTATTAGCTCTCAGAGCGTCTAAAATTTGATTTTGTGTACGCCCATAACTGCCTTTAGTTGGAGATTTGAGCTCAGTGCCGTCCTTATCTTGATGTACATATACAGTATTTACATAGCCAACATAATCATCTGGCTCAAACAATGCTTGGAGGTACTTTGTTAAGTCCTCCACACGTTGTTCTTGAGGATAGTGCTTTGGAATATCAATGTCAGAGGCTTCTACCCAGGTCTTATCAATAATTTTGTATGGATCAGGATTCGCCATAACCATTGTTCCAAATGGGACTGCTGTTGCATCCCATTGAGTACTACGGTTAGAGGTCCATCCATTTTCTTTAGCCATCTGAGTGATAGTGGCCCCTGTAATTTGTTTACCTGTGTAAGCACCGAATGAATTCCATTTAGCTTCACATTCACCAGGATGGAACCGTTCACCGTCATTAGATGACCACTCTTCCCATACGAACATTGGATACCCTTCATGGTGAAGTGCAAGGCCTACGTTTAGCCATTCTTCGTAGGAGCAATCGACTGGGTCGATGTACTCCAATACTTCTCTTAAATCTAACTTTCTTTCTTCCATTTGCACTCCTTTATGATGGTTGGTACGTTGCAGGTTTAACTCCTTTCGGTATTCTCCAACCACTAGCACTAATTCGGCTTATCATATTAGACGCTTGTGTGTTAGTCCAAGTACCAACATTCTTAAAGCCTTTATTTTCTAAAAATCTAATTTGTTTCGGAGTAGATAACCCCTCCGCTTTTCGTTTGTGTAATCTATCGATGAGCATGGAAGCTTTACCAGCATCTTCAATAGTGTCAGGGTTAAGCCCAAAGTCCTCGATAGTTTTCTTTTGCTTATCTGTGATACTCGATGCTTGCCAACCAAATGCAGGTACATAATGCGTTAAATCCTCAGCTTGAATAGAGAACTCAAACTGCAATGGATCCACAAGCTTGGCTTTTTTCTTACGCATAGCGGCAAGCTCTTTTGCAAGTGCTGCTTCACGTTCAGCTAGTACATCACGTTCAGCTTCTTCTTCTGCCTCCTCTAATCCCATGCTTGATGTTTCAAGTAGTTCAGTCATCTTAATAGCTACATCATCAGACTTAGCGATTAAGTGAGCAGGTCTACATAGCGAGTGCTTTTCGTAGTGCCATAAGAAGTCGAGCACCAATAAGTGGTCTTTCCCTTCGCATAATCGAGTACCACGGCCAATCATTTGCGTGTATAGCGCTCGTGATTTGGTAGGTCTAAGTACGATTACACAGTCAACACTAGGGCAGTCCCACCCTTCTGTTAGTAGCATTGAGTTACAGAGTACGTTGTATTTACCATTGGCGAAGTCCTCTGTAATTTCGTTACGGTCTTTACTATTACCATTTACTTCCGCAGCATTGAATCCACGTTCAATGAGCATCTTGCAGAACTTTTGGCTCGTTTCAATGAGTGGTAAGAATACCACTATTTTTCTATCTTTGTAGTCAAGTAACGTATCAGCAATTTGTTCTAAGTATGGATCTAACACTCTACCAATATCACCGGCTTGGAAGTCGCCAGCCGTTATCTTTACGTTGGTAAAATCAATGTGTAATGGCAATGTTTGTACTTGTATCTTCACCAGGTAGCCACTACTAATAGCATCACGTAGGGTATATTCATAAGCTAGGCTATCGAATACCTTGCCTAAGTTCTGCATATCTGACCTATCTGGTGTAGCTGTAACGCCGAGTATATCGGCTGTGTCAAAGTAGTTTAATATAGCTTGATAGCTACTAGATAAAGCATGATGTGCTTCATCTATAATGATCGTGTCAAAGTAGGATTTACTAAAGAGAGCTAGCCGGCTGTCACGGCATAGGGTTTGTACAGAACCGACTATGATGCGGTCCCATTTCCCTATGCATGACTGCTCAGCTTTCTCTATTGCTGTAGTCAGTCCGGAGGCTTGCATGATTTTATCTGACGCCTGTTGAAGTAATTCTTCACGATGCGCCAGGATTAATACACGCTTACCTCTTCGGACTGCCTCCTCAGCAATTTTTGCAAAACATATAGTCTTGCCTTAACCGCACCCCGTTGGTAACACCAACAGGGTACGTCTATTACCTTTCTCCCACTCTGACCATACGGCATTGACTGCCTCTGTCTGATAGGGTCTTAATTTCATTAGAAGCCTCCGAAGCTATCGTCTTTAGGTTGAATAAACTTCTTGATTTCATTAGCAGTACCTTGTGTACCGTCATTCTTTTCATATAGTCTGTGGCTCAGTTCAAATTGACCAGTTTTGCCAATTAATAAGTCAGGATTCGCCATAAACTTTTCACCTGGTTTAGCCAAACCAGTTGCAATGAATACATTAGATACCTTCCACATCATGGAGGGAATCCAATACAATCTTTCAGTGACTTTGTTTTTACCTTGTGCTCCACCATCGGCTTCTAATGTGATAATTGCTTTAGGTGTGTTCGCCGGAATTTTAGCAGTAGCCACGTCTGTGTAGCCTTTTTCTACGTTAGTGATAACGAATGGATATACACCTGCAGGAAGTAATGTAAATTCTTTTACCTCTGCTACTACTTCGGAGTTAAAACCTAATGCTTCAGTTCCTAATTGTTCAAATGCGCTGCTCATAATCTGTTACCTCGTTTCTTATTTATTAATGAATTCAACAATTTTGTCCCACATAGGGATAATCCAACCTGTTACGAACGCTGGATCATAATTTTCAAATGGAGTGCCTTGTGGATATTTACCACGAGCTACTACTACAGACTGTACTTGGTCTAGTGTTACACCATCTTTAGCCATTAAGTCCTTCAAAGGTTTAGGGATAGCTGTTTCAATTAGTGGTGTTTCATCTTCTGCAGGTTTAGGTTCTTCTTTAGGCTTAGGCTCAGCCTTTGGTTCTGCCTTAGCCACTACTTCGCCAGTTTGTGCTTTCGCAGCTTCAACTAGTTCCGGTGCGTAGTCTTCAGTGCTTGCTTTGGCCAATTCATCAGCGGCAGCTTTTGGAAGTACATCATCTGGGATAACGTGAGCGATTTGGCTATATTCAAATGGCATCACATCAGGTAATTTATGGCGGTTTTTAGCATCCCATGCAGGGGAATGTGTAGCGTACATTAAACGCTTACCATTGACTGCCTTTTTCTTATTAGTAGTCGATGTTATGATTTCGTTTTTGTAGTTAGCGAAGAGTACCATGTCCGCCCATTCTTTAATAAGAGGGGAAGTTTGGCTTCCTGTTTTCTTCCCAAGCTTTAGTTCAAAGCGATCATATGCACCAAGCTCGTCCGGTTGTTCAAACTTACGAATTTGTGTATGTGCCGTAAGTACTACGTTCATACCTGCATCAATTACTTCATCAAGTAAGTTAAGGAAGCGCCCCATTTCCTCACGTACAAATACATAGCCTGTGCCATATGGGAACTCCTCAATACCTTTCTTTTGGTGTTGAGCGCAGATATGCTCTACACATAGTTGCTCAGCCCAGTCGATAGTATCAATGACTAATGTTTGATAGCCACCTGGCATCATAGCAAATTCCTTAATAAAGGAGATAAGCATTGTCCATGATGTAGGCTTTTCAGTACGTGCTACATCTAGGTGGTCTGTACTTCCTTCTGTGTCAATAAAGACAGGAGAAGGGAAGTGACTAGCAAAGGTGGTTTTACCAATACCCTCGGTACCATACACAACACATTTTTGAGCTCTTTTTCTTTTCCCAGTAGTAATATTCATTAAAATTCACCCCAATCATCTGTTACTTTAGGTTCTTCTGTTATATCTTTTTTAGGTTCTGCTTTAGCTTTAGGCTTAGTTTTGGTAGCCTTACCTGTAGTACTGAACTCCTCGCCCTTAATGTGGCCATCTTCGATGATGATGGAGCATTCATCTAGGTTGTTCGTAACGCGAGTGGCGATAACTTGTAGCCCCTCTTTCTCCAACCACCCACCGAATTCTTTCATAGTATCGATGTCTATTTGCTCCATTTTGTCCATTAACACAAACCCACATTTAGGGTTAAGTGCTCTAACAATGGCTGTGGCCACTTTTAGTTGCTCAGCACCGCTCATGCAGTCCCATTGTTTACCGTTGTAGATAAGCACACCTTCTTGAATAGATAACCCTGGTAGTGGCATATCCACAGACTCAAGTAATTTATTCTTACGATCACGGATATCTTGAATACTATCCGTCAATTCATCGTATTCTTGTTTAAAGTCTGCAGCTTCTTGTAGCGCACGTTGGCGTTCTTGGTTAGCACGTACTTTAGAGTTGATTTCGTCTACATTCTTGATTTGTTCTTCAAGTTCTGCAGTAGATTCGTCCTCTAGGTCTTTAGCTGCAGTCGTTGCGATATCATAATCTTCAGCTAGTTGTGTCTGCTTAGCTTGAAGCTCTTCTAGTTTTCGTTGAGCTTCATCGACTAAGTTATTGACAGTTACCATCTGAGCCTTGATAGCAGACACGTTATTACGTTTCTTTTGGTTCTCAGCGTTGCGAAGAAGGATATCTTGTTGTTGTTTAATGAGTTCCGATGCACTGATAGGTTCTTGTGGAACTTCATCATATGCAGGTAACTCTTTAGCGTATTTGTCTTTCTGAGTGGCAATTTGCCCTATAGAATGACGTTTAGCGTACACCTCTTGGTATTCACCTTCGAGTTTCTTTAACTCGTCTTCTACGCCCAATAATTGAAGTAATTCATTAGCCTTTTCCTTGTCGCTCATTTCCATGAACTTCGGAAGATCTAAGGCTAATTGACCAATAAATGTATCTAAAATCTTTTGGCCAGATTTCTTACCTTCTGGATCAAGTACCTTGAGAGTGCTATTAGCTCCAGTTCGAGTTACTACCAAGCCATTGGATAGCTTTACTTCAAGTTTAGGAGGGTTGTAGCTACCTTCACGTGCAGCACTGGAAGGTTCAAATTTAGCACCCCCAAGCGCCCATGCGATAGCATCTAATATAGATGTTTTCCCTTGTCCATTCTTACCACCTATAACAGTTAGGCCATTTTCTGTAGGTTCATATGAAACAGCTTTAACGCGTTTCACGTTTTCCAATTCAAAAGAATTGATTTTAATTTTGTCCATTATGTTTACCTTTCTTGTATTAGTAATCTTGTACTTGGAATATTGTTTCTATTGGAACTCTAAGTCCATCTGCAATTAGGACAGCTGTTTTAAATCTAGCTACGTTCTCATTCCTCAGATAGCAATACAATGTAACGTAGTGTACGCCACATATTTCAGCAGCGCCTTGCACATTTAGTTTCCTTTTAGCTAGTAAAGCTTTGAATTCATCATGCTTTAACTTATACCCGAATCTATTTCCCCATGAGTTTTGCTTTATAGTCGTATGCTTAAATATGGAGTTAAAGGACATTCGTAGGTTTTTAGCTATGAGTTCTGCGGTAGATATGCGGCAGCAGTCACCACGATTCAGCTTGATAATTCTAGGACTAATACCGACTTCATGACACCATGTAACAAATCCGTATGGCGTGCGTTCATAGACTAACTCTTTTAGGTCTAGCCCCTTTCTTAGTACAGCCATGTGCATCACTGGCTGTGGACCACTATAGTCTTTCATAACTAATCACCTCACCAAATATCACTGGTATTTCAACCTTAAATACCTTAGCTATGGCGTGAGCTGTGTTGTAGTCTACCCGGTTACCAAGTAGTAACCGTCTAATGGTAGACTTTGATAGCTCAGCTGCATCCTGGATAGCCTTTTGAGTTTTGAACTCATCTGACTTATCGTTCCACAGTTTGTAGAACACATCCTGGCGTAGTCTAAAATTTCTTTCAGTGTGTGCCATGTAACTGCCTCTTTAGATATGTAATACGTTCATGTTGGTTAGCTGATATGATCAACAACCCACCTAACATGATTTGCATTAAGAAACCTCCGAATGATACTCGGTCAAGTTCTAAGGAGCCCATAGCTCCGATAATTAAGATGAAGCCAATTACTTTTATTATTGTTATCATTTTTATACCCTCACGTTATGCAACTGTTTTTAATACCCATAAGCAGAACGCCAGTCCTGCACCAACGGATATAAACATACCAAGTGTAAGTAGGATAAGTCCGAAAAGTTCTTTGAAGTTAAAGTCCATTTTTTTACCCTCGTATGATTAATAAATGTGAGCTTCTTTGAACTCTTTATCAATTCGGCTAGCCGTCCATCCTAGCGTATTAGCGAGATAGAACCGGAAGCCTTCTTTATCAATGGAGAATGTTCTACCCTTCTTACCTTGGCATTGCCAACATTGAGCGAATGGGAACTTATCCCTGGCGATGCATTCACGAACTGCTGTCATAGTCCATCCTAATACTGTAGCCATTTGGCATACTGCGATTGTCTTTTTAATCATGGTCATATACTCCTTAATGATGTATAATCATCTTAAATCGAATTATTTTTTGATTGAGCCTCTTCGGTATTTGCGGTACCGAGGGGGCTATTTTGTACGTCTAGCGTAGAGTGTTTGACCATTCTGTCTAACAGGTAACGCTCGTTCCTTAGTGGTCATTTCTTGGTGTGTAGATACCAATGCGATCCTGACACTAATTAGGTCTGCTACGCTTTGGACTTCTTCCAAGTAGCCATTATCAAGAGTACTTATGATGTATCTATCTAATGCTGCGACTACTGGAGCAATGTCCGGTACTTGTTTATTCATAGTGGATACCTCCTTTTATAACTCAATTCGATATTTCGTATTACTCGGTAAAAAAAAGAACTTCAAGAGGAATGTCAGCCCCCATAAGAGTCTTAATCCGTACGCATTCATCATAAGTTAATGGATATTTACCGTTTAACTTATCAAGAATGGTTGCGTATCGAACTTCTAGCTTGTCCGCTAGTACTTTTCGACTCCAACCTAGTCTTGCGAGTTCGGCGTTTAGATTTGGATACATGTATTCACCTCCCTTTACCATCTCTTATAATACGATATTTCAATAGTTATAATTCTAAATATCGTATTTCTTATATCATCATCATAATACGATATTTCGAATTTGTCCAGTTTAAGCTTGTTTATGATTTATTAATGAGTATTTTAATTACGAAATATCGTATTTAAATATTGATATTTCGTAATTGATGTATTATTATATATATGAGAGGACTTTATGACTAGAGGTGATTACTATGACGAGAGAACAATTTTTAAAAGAAAAAATATTAGAAATAGATACAATTAAAGGGTTTGCCGCTAGAATTGACATGCCTTATACCACTTTATATTCTATTTTGAATAACGTAGGTGGCGCATCTATAGATAACGTGTTAAAAATTTGTAAGGGGCTAAATATTCCTGCAGATATATTAGAACAATTTGATAGCCAAAATACTTTTAGTTATGATGAAGAATTAATATCTTTACAAAGGAACTACAAAGGTTTAGGTAAGGCTGAAAGACAACAGTTAAATGACTTTATTAGGTTCCTAAAGTCAAAACATGATTCGAATATGCCAGAGGATGATGATCTTGACTAATAATCTTGTAAGTACGATAAAAGAGGCACACAATACACGTAAGTTAATAAGTGATGAAATTAAGCTAACACCTAGAATGGTAATTGAATATTTAATAAAACAAAAAAATGTTTGTGTTAAAACTTATAAACAAGGTGCGCAAGCTCTCGGAGTATCCCCTTTAATAATAGGAATGTATACACAATCATCCGATGCAGCGACCTTATATTTACCTAAAACAAATGATTTGTATATCTTATATGATTCAGAAATAAAAACAAAAGAACGTAAACTGTGGAGTCTATGTCATGAAGCTGGACACATAATTAGGGGGCATCATTTACAGAAAATGAGTAATCCAGAGTTAGTCAAATCCCCTATTTTAGAGTTGGAAGCAAACACATTTGCTAGGGAGCTATTAGCGCCTGCCACTTTAGTATATGGTTTTATTTCTAGGTATAAAACAGAGGGTCCTAATATTGAAGATTTTTACTTTGCCTACAGGTATGTTTTTGGGTTAAGTAAATCAGCTGCTGCATTATCTGCTAATATACTTTCACACGAGGGCCATCAGATTAAAAACGATTTATCTCTAATTCAACAGTATGGCGTCAAGCTAAATAATCTATTTCCTTATATTAGTACGCAAAGAGATTACCATTATTTAGTATCAGCTATGTGTAAAACGGAATACGACCACGTTAAGAGAGCTTACGATTTAAATAAGCCTTTTAGGGAGGGCCTATTTAGTCGTTCTATGTTTTAAATTTAAGGGGAGGTAAGTATGAACAAAAGAGTGTTAGTAACAGCTGTTTTAGGGGTAATTATGGCTGTATTAGTAGGGTATGTAATAACTGATTACCATCAAAATACATCTAATCAAGCAGCTTATGCCGCATCAGAAGACGCTCGCAAAGCGCAGGAAGAAAAGGACAAGGAAGCCGAGTTGAAGAAAAAGGCTGATGCAGAAAAGGAAATATATACTATTCTAAACAACACAAACTTTGAATATGATCAAGTAGACAGGGAATATAAATTCTACAGTTCTAGTCAAAGAGCAATACAACCTAGCAACGCTGTATCATGGGTTGCTTTCGTAGACTCCTCGGGTCATTTAACAGGACCTTTTGTCAAATTTGTTACTTTCGCTCCATTAGATATATCTACAAATTGGATATTTTGGGATAAATTAACGTTCTCCAGTTCTGCAGGTAAATATGATTACACAATGCGTGGCGTCATTGCGGGGCAAAGTGGCGGAGGCAAAAATATCAGATTAGATGATTCCGGAACCTATGAGTATGCCTTGCTAACAATCCCAGAAATAGATGAAGGATTGCGCATCTTAACGCAAGGTGATAACCCAATCATCAGATATCGCGGATCACAATATTATAAGGACTACTCCCTATCCTCTGAAGAAGTTGAACAGTTAAAGACTGCGCTAACTTTATACAAACTCGGAGATATTGTTGATAATAACTTAGATGTAAATAAGCTATCTAAATAAAATAATCCCCTATCCAATGTATAGATAGGGGATAAAAAATAAAGCGACACCGAGTTAACGATGCCGCCACTTAAAACCAAATAGCACGGGGTGGTGTATTTAGTTTTCCTATACACATATTATACTACTTCCGTAAAAGAATTACCATAGGAGGTTGTATATCTATGGCTATGAAAAGAGCAAACGGTTCTGGATCCGTTTACAAAATGAAACATAAACCTTTACGCAAGCCGTATCGTGCAGTCGTAACGATTGGCTACGATGAGACCGGCAAGTGTAAACGTAAGACGATTGGCTATTATGCTAAATCAAAAGAAGCATGGGATGCCTTATCAGAGTATGGTATCTACCCAGAGAAATTTGAAACGAAGAAGGTATTATTTAGTGAATGCTGGCGTTGGATGATAGCTGACAAAGAACGAAAAGGAATAGACGTCAAAAAAGGCGGATATTCGACTGCACAAGCGAAGTTAACCTCGATTTGGAATAAACCTATACAAGAAATTAAACTCGTGCACCTACAGGCTATAATTGATGAAAATAGCCATTTAAGTCGTTCATCTATAGCTATCATATTAAAAGGTTTGAATGGTGCTTTTGAGTCAGCTATTAAGAACGATATCATCGTTAAGAACTATGCAGCACTCCTTGAATTAAAACCGGCCGAGAAGTCAGACATCCATAAGCCATTTACAGAGGCTGAAATTCAAACCATATGGGAACATGCTCACATGGATATAGCCAAGCTCCTATTAATGTATATCTACTCCGGCATGCGACCAATAGAGCTACTATCCATAAAACTTGAAAACGTGCACCTGGAGGAACGCTATATCATTGGTGGTGTAAAAACAAAAGCCGGCAAGGATAGATTAATACCTATTGCCGACTGCGTTATGCCTTTTTATCGCGAAATTTACGCCAAGGCGAGCGTTTCTAAATCTGATACACTTATCCCTCAAGGGTACACGTCAAAGTACCTAGGAAAGCCAATAAAACGATTTTGTAAAGAAGTCGGTATATCTGACCACTTACCACACGATACTAGACATACGTTTGTAACCTTGGCCAGTAATTATGGAATGGATCGTTACGTTCTAAAAGCTATCGTTGGCCACACACAAAGTAAAGACATTACTGCAGATGTGTATACGCATAAAACGATTGAGCAGTACATCGAAGAAGTAAATAAAATACCGTCATCATTTAGTTAAAGGTTGTGCAACGGTTGAGCAACGCACACAAATTTTAGATGATTTTAAAAGAAAAAGCACAGTACCTATACGCATAAGTACTGTGCTTTGTGCATTCGTAGAACTGTATGTATTATTTGGAGTACAATTCTATTACCATTCAAATCCCTTGTAACTACTGAGTTTATAGCATTAAAACTTTTAAAAGGTTGAGTAACAGTTGAGCAACGTTACAAAACTATAACAAATTTTAACGATTTATATAATATATACTATTATATAAATTTGGTCAAACATCCTACTATCTTACATAAAAATTTATGGCAACGTGTTCCATTTTGGAACATGTTCACATTAGTCCATCTGCTCAACTGACAACTAATAGTTGATAGTTGCGTGTATCCACCATTACACGCTATGGAGATAATTGGATCACCTCTCTATCGATGAATCACTACTCCGATTACTGCTCCCGCTCCCACCATCTGAGATAGGTTGCGCTGCATCCGTAGTCGTTTGATTGTTCGCTTGTCGTTCTCTATTTGACCCTTCAATTCTGTTAATGAGCTCTGCATTTCTGACAAGGTAACTTCTTGCTTCATGGATAGCATTTTGGCTTTCATTAATTCTGTTTCCAATGTCGATATTGTATTGTGTGCTTCGTTCAATTCTTCCCTTTGCTTCATGACTAAGGACTGTGCCTCGGTCAATGGAAGACTGGATGTCTCGATTAAGCTTAATGCTTTCTCGTTGTTGCTTTTCAATTCGTTCCACTGTATTAAGGGAATCGTGATTGTTGCTTCCTGTTGGTTCGTGGAAGATGTACCAGAGGCAAAAGATGGAGAGGAGCACAATAGCACCGATAATATAATAAAGCTTAGGATAGCCAGTAACTGTAGACTTGATTTTTTCATACATATATACCCCCTATATATTACTGCCCCATTGCTGAGCGTAATATTTAGCTTTCATTCGTATTACATCGCCACCACTTCCAGGTTCATCACCTTGGGTAACTACCCATAAGTCCCAACGCTCACATGTAGTAGTTGGCCCATATGGATCATGTGCGTAAAATCCGTCCATGTTATCCGCTGCCTCAGCATGAGTTAACACGTTGCTAATGCTAGCAGGTAGTCCTAAGTCTACACATAATACTGCGACCACTTGCGCTAGCGTTTCAATTTGTGCAGCAGTTGGCGGATAATCACCTAAGTCATTTACCCATTGAGCACCATATGCGCAATCTAAGGATATACCTATAGCTCTACCATTACGCATCCATGTGTGGCTTTTATGGTCTGTCAATTCACCGTCAATGTAAATATTCCCACACCCATCAATGTTGATGTGGTAATCATCAAATTGTTGGTTATATCGGCCTGCAGTCCAGTGTAGATATACTTTATCAATGTAACCTACAGCCCTACTGCAGTATTCGTTTAAGTCGCTTAAACTAACGTTTATCATCCGCACTCCCCCTTTCCATCATAGGCGGTCCCTTTGGTTGTTCCTCTAGCTTATCAGGTACACCGTTACCGTCCTTATCTATCCAAAGGGCTAAGAACCCTACAAGGGCAGTTAGTACGCTTGGTATAAAGATATGGTCAATAATATTAATACCTGTGCTAATTAATTTCCCTGTTTCATCGGATACATACCCTGTGGCGAACGCCATTACATATTCGATGACTACTAACAATATAGGTACTAGCATGACGAGGACTAATGCCCTCGTCGCTAATACACCTGTAGGGTGGATGTTAGCCACCCTAACAGATTTAAATACTTTCTTAGCGCTGTCCATGAGCTGAGGTGGTATGATCATGTAATTCCTCCCTTAACTCATTAATTCGCTTTTCCATGGATTCTAGCTTCGTGGTTAACATCATGAAGGTAGCCTCCGATTTTACACGTTCAGCACGTGAGAGTTTCATATCCTCTTTTAACTCATTAAGAGTATCAAAGAGTGTATCCCACTTACTCGTGAAGGATATATTATCCTGTATTCGTTGTGCTTCCAAACGGTCTAATAGAGGTACTATCAGAAGCCGATATCCTGCACCTGCTACGATGCCTACGATAGTTAATGTCGTAAGCAAGTCGTTCAACTCAAACTGCCAAGTCCAGATGAGATATGCACCCCCTTACATTGTGCTAACTTACATTGTGCTAACTTACATTGTGCTAACCAATTTTCTCAATTCTATTTGTAGTGAATGAATATCTAGCTCTCTCTCGATTTCCAATAGTTACTACGTTAGAGTCATTAATTTGCAATTTTACGTCAGTTGTTTTGACATTGGTGCCGCTGTTAAGATATTCAGCAGTTCCATAAGATGATGGGCCAAACCCCATACCAGAGGTAACAATTTGTCCTTTTTTGACTTTCAACATAACGTAGTCTTGATCATTGAATACACGGAATATATCGCCAGATGCGATCCAATACCCCTTATTGCTAACAATAGGCAGTTTTGTTAAATCGAGTTCTATTGTTTTTATATTACGCAAGCCATTATTATTTATCATATTTGAGTATACATTATTAATTTCAAGCTCATACACGCTAGTATCAAATTTTGTAACAATGATTTTTGCACCGTTTTCGTACTTTTGTAGCGTTGCTTTTGTTTCACCCTTGGAAATTTCTTTAGTTTCGACTAATGAACCCCAATTGTATTCCTCATTGTTGACTACTAAATTAATAACATAAGTGCCTATGATATTATCGGTTAGGCCGTAGTAGTTGACTGTGATAGTACCTTGCATAGTACTATCAATCGAAACTCGCATATTATCAGATTGGAACTCTCGTTTTTCGCCGCCGTTAATGGATAGCTTGAAATGAGGCTCTCCTGTAAAGTCAATGTAAGTGGCCCCAGCGGCAGGCTGTACAAATTCCAAATTTCTAGGCACGAAATTATTGTAACAGTTGGATAGCTCAATAACTTTTTTTAGTACGGTATCTACATTTGTATCTTGGAGCCATATGCCGTGTTCTTTTAAGAATTGTGCTGACTGTTCAACGCTACCAGGGTCCCCTTTATCACCTTTCTTACCTTTAATTGCGTTAAGTTGTTCTGGTGTAAAGTCGCTAAATTTAAATGGGTCCCCTTTATCACCTGGGTCACCTTTAGGACCACGTAAGCTATTTAACCATTCTTGTTCAGTCCCTTGGAATCCATGAGCGACTGCGATTGCATATGCACTTTTACCTGCTTCACTAACAATAGGCAATACAATATCTTTACCGATTTTCTCGATAAGTGGCATAGCTGTATCTGCATCAAGTTTTAGTGTAAGAGTGTTATCTGCCATGTTTTACCCTCCTTAATCATGCATTGAAATATCCGGCACGATCGTAATCGTACCTTGACCAATCTTCAGCCAGTGTTCATCGTTATAAAGGAATGCGTCGTAGATATAATCGCCACCCTTTATTTTCTTCTCTGCTGACTCTTGGCCAGAAATAAAAAACCTTACCTGTTTTGACTCTACCACAGAATGTAACTCTAATATCATATTGTCATACGGGCGCTTGCGAATTTTACAAGCGCCTTTATATTGACTTAACGTCATATCGCTATCTGGCGGTACAACATAATTGATAGAAAAGTCTTGTCCAGCGTGGAGTGTTAAATCTTGTTCGACCATATGTCCTCCTTTTTATCGTCTAATCTATGGTTTGTAACACTACTTTTTACCAATGACGAGAACGTATAGTTCCCCAAAGGAGATATGATGATGATAGCCATCATCATCCCGGGTGTGGTAAGCACTATACCATAGTGATTGACAAACAGCCTTACGACCATTTAATCCAATGGTTGGCTTAGTATCGTGATATTCGCTCGATATATTAGACTGGAAATATATTGTGCAATCATCAATTCTTCGCCCATTAGCAATAGCCCATTTTTCTCGCCCATTTTCAGTACCACCTGTTACGTCACTATAATCTTCAGTCATTTTATATCCCACAGGAATAAACGTACATTGAGACTCTGTAAAGCCTTCTAGTAGGGGACACCAGTCACCATGACGTACTTTGTAGATTTGTACATCAATGTTTCTGATTTTAAACCCTGCTTGCATGATAGACTGAGCATCAATACGTGAGCCGGTAATATTGGCCCCCACGATGTTACCATTGGCGTCAACTTTGAATGTGCCAGTTTTATTTTGGATCGTACCGCCGATAATCTTACCGCCTGTTACAGTCCCAAGGTTACCACTGATCGCGCTTAACTCTCCGACGTCCATCTTATCTGCAGACACGGCTTTAGCAGCTAACATCTTATTGGTAATAATGTTATTGTCAAATAGAGCGTCACCCGTTACGTGTAGTAGTCTACCGTCAATTCGTGTACCACCTGTGTATTGAGTGATAGCACTCATGACTTTATCGCCGGTAATCACTTGTGACTTAATCGCATTGTCTAGCTGAGTAATGCGTGTAGCCATGCCGCTTGTAGCGTTGGTTACTTTAGAGTCAATACTGCCGGCTAACTGCGTAATTGAGCTTCTAACGTCATCTAGACTATTGTCGTATTCATCAATCGCATAGACCTCAATTTTGTAAATAACGGCTATAAAATTGGGATTATTAAATGTGTTGCTATTGTTTTTGAAATACACATATCCACAATCACGACCATCTTTATTTTTTACATCCCATTCGTTTCCATATTTCCAATAAAATATGTACTCCTCAGGTTTGTCAGTACCTTGGTTAGAGGTTAAAAATCCTGCTAAAGTACTGCCTTTACCGAGATGATTGTTATTTAAATGTATCGTCATATCTGGCTTAACTTTTGCCAGCATGCGGACAATATAAGTGTTATTTAACTGACCCTCTAAAGGCTTATTTTTAGGTAAGATTTTGATACCGCCAAATCCGATTGATGTATACTTTGTATCCCCTGATGCCACGAATACACATTGTCCGCCAGTAATTGGGTCATGGTATTCTGGATAAGGTCTTTGCTTTTTGATTGTGATTTGTTGCCCATCTTGTGTATATGGAGCAATCTCTAATTCAGACTTAAACACAGGGTCTCTCATGAGTTGTGGTGCATGACTCATAGCTTGTACTGCCTTGGCGTACTGATTGCTAGACTTATCTAGCTCATTAATACGTCTATCGATATCAGCCAAACCTAACGCTTCTGCATTAATTAACGAAGGGTCAATACTAGCCGGTACAGAGCTACCAATAATATTGGAGTATGTACCTTCACCGAACACGTCAACATAGGCGACTTTAACATCAAATACACCTGGGTCATGCGGTATCATATTTACGTTGGTAGTGACGAAATACTTCTCTGTACCGATGTAAATGTTAGCGCCTATACAAGTATCTGGGATACTATCAAAGACCACGCTCACGCCTGTAATATTGCCTTTTACTTTAACATTCGTCGGAGATTTAGGCACTACTGCGTTATAGTCAAGTCTAAGAGCCGGACCATAACCTTTAACAGGATTGTGTGCATAAACGAATACCGCACCTCTACGAGCCGATAACTTAATTTCAGAGCGAATGTCTGTAGTCTTGGCTAGTAGGTTATTGGACTGTCCAACATTACTATCAAGTCGAACCTCATAGTAATCGATGTAGGTATTCTCTACTGGGTCCCATGCAGCAGTGATCGTTTTACCGATTTTCACTTCACCTCGTGCCGGTGCTTTAGGTGTAGCCACACTCTCAGCGGACACGCTTGCAGTGATACGAGCCTCAGCCTTACCGCTTTCGTTACCGGATGTATCAATAGCAGATAGCTTGAACTGATAATTACCAGTATTAGGAATGAAGTACGAGTAGGATGTGCCTCCTATATGTTTAATAAGGACTACATCGTTACCGTCATATAGCGTGTATCCATGTAGGTCAGCCTCTGTATTAGGTTCCCATGATAAGTGAAGTACGCTACTATTTACTGCGTCCTGAGTTACCTTAAAGCCTTTAGGTGTAGCCGGTGGTATTTCCTTACCACTTACATACACCGCACGTTCTACGCCTTCATACGCAGCACCTGCATTATTTGTACATACAATCTTAACGTCGTAGTTAACGTCAGTTGCTACACTTGGAATAGTCACGCTAGTAGCACTACCGTCTAATACTTTGAACTGTTGCCACTCCTTAGCAGTTACAGGCTTGTAATAGACGATGATATTTTTGGCCACTTTATCCCTTGGCAGTTGCCAAGTACCATTGATATCACAGAGTACAGTACCGTCCTTTAAGGTCTTAACGTCAGCAATTAAGACTAAGTTAATAACCTTAATCACGTCAGACTTCGTTGTGTAGTCAATAATTGGCACTGATCCATCATCACCGGCATACAACTCAGGGTAGTATTCGATACAGGATATCTTACGAGTCATTTCAGAGTTGGACTTGCTAATGGATAATACCCTAAACGGTTTAGCTTCCTTGGTTGCCTCACCATAGGTGTATAAATCGTCGGTCTGAATAACTGCGTTACTAGCAAGCGTTAAGGTCTTTCCGGATACACCAGTTACGTTGTAAGACTCTAATGCATCGGTTTTAGCGTTGCGCACCATGAGTCGATAGGTCTTACCTGGCTCAAAAGTAACCTCTCTATCAAGGATTACTTTATTACCTACCGCAGACTCTACCCGACCACCTTGGCCCCAATCTGTCACATCGTGTTGTAGTAGGATTACATCCCCTATTGTGCACGCTATGGCATCTGTGAAAGCTTCAAAGGTACAAGTACGCACCTCATACTTATTTGCTCTTAGGTAGTGCTTAGCGTAATTGTAGGCTTGGTCTACATCCACGCATCCCATGAGCTCGACTTGTGCCGGACTAGCAAGGGATGTAGTCACGTCATATTCTTCACTGAATACTGGAAGCACGTCACGCTCGTAGTCCTTAGCCTTATTAAGGAAAGATACCTCGATAGCATTTGCTCTAGATGATGTAGCTTGGAACTCTTCCATGAAAGAGTCCATCTTGATATTGCCTACCGTAAATAGCTGAGTAGGTGTAGCAGCATAGTCATAAATACAACTGAAACGAGTACCTAGAGGGATTACTTTGCCTCTACCTACGTTCTCAGCGTATTTAAGAGCGTCCCATACTTGGCTAGCATTATCGTAAATGTAGTTAAATGTAATATGCTTTTCATCGCACTTATCAGCCCACGCCTTAAATGTGTCATATACGAAGCGTTCACGAGGAGCACCTTTGGCTACATACTCATCGCCAATCTTACGGCAATGATGAAGGATATCGTAGCAAGCCCACGCCGGATTATTAGCCGGTTTAGACTCATACGCTCCTGTGTAGGTATTAAATACCCATACTGTTTTTCTTTCTTGTATCCATGTTACGTTTGGATCATTGCCATTTAATTGGTCAGTAGCTAGTGCCTTAATACCGATAAGTACCTTGCCAGGATGAATGAAGTCATCATAGACAATCTGAGTTAACTGTGACCAGTATACTTTGTTCACATGGCGGTTAGAATTACCGTCCTTATGTGCACACCGCATACGGACTTCATATTGTCCTGGTTCCTTTACATCGAACCGGAACACACGATAGATAGCTTTATTCGAGCTATCCTTGATAACACCAGTATATTGACTATTATCGATAGACGTTCTTGAATGACTGTTACGTTTAAACCAACGATTATCTGTCTTTTCAAGCATGGCACTTTGGCCACCATTGTTACTAATCGGTAATGGGATCCACTCCGCAGAACCAACTTTACGATAGCCACCTTCAATAGTGACTGACGTTTCACTAAGTCCGCCCTTGTCGTTTGAATAGTACAAACCATTAGGAAGTGATAAAGTCACCTCTAGCGCAGTAGATAAGTTACCTTGCGTTTGATGGATAGACCAGTCATTCGTAAGCTCATAGGTCAATGGTTGGTCAGCGTAGTTATCATTAAAATTAGGGATAATCTCTTGGTCATTCGTGCCAAGCCTTACATCGAGTTGAACTTCCTTGTAGTTGCCGATAGGGTTACCGTTTAATTTAACGTCCGTTATGGCGTCAATAGGGCCCTCACCAGCACAGTATAATAGGTTAAGATACTGCTTACTTCCGTCGCTTGTTACGTGACGAGATATCAGCATACCGGCACTTTTACACTTACCATAAGTAATCGCTAACGGATGACCTTGGCCAATTACAGTCTGTGCACCTTGCCACCCATACGTAGCGGACTGCTCTGTATTTGAGCTATCAGTCTTAGGTGCAGTTAGTTTAGATATGATCGTGTTACCAATCATCCCGATAGCCATTGCTGCAAGCGTACGCCCTAATACGCTAGTAATACCGAAGATAGCACCAGAGGCGATACCTGCAGTCGCAATAGATAGACCAATCGATAACAAGATAGCGAATGCTTGCTTTTCTACCTTTGGTAGCACCACTACATAGGCTTCATCTGTAGGTGATGCGGTATCATCTACTAGCTCGCCATTAATGGAGAATACCCAGTCCCCTGGTTCAGTAAAATACTGGTTAAGTTTCTTACCTTTAACAAAAGGCACAAGAGTCTCTTGTCTAGTGGTAAGGTCGAATGGATTTCGAGCTATTACTAATCTAATCATTTTGAGCCTCCTTGTGCCTGTACACTCCTAATATACGTTTTCTTAATCTGTCCATTGGTACAATACATACACCTGCATATTCAGTAGAATGTATCATCTTACCCTCGCCGACATATACTGCGATATGATCAGCGTTATTACTATAGAGGTTCATGACAATTATGTCCCCTACTTCCGGTTCCTTGACTTCGTGCCAAGGTGAGTTCATGTCTGGCCAATATGTCATATACGGGCCTAGTTGAATACCGGCTCTCTTGTACACCTCTACCACAAGCTCCCAACAAGGCAACTCCTTCCACGGAGTACCTACTAGGTTATTTAGAGTTAGACGCATATAAGCCCCCTTGTGGTATTGTTGGCTCACCGCCAAATCGAACACTGTTATTTAACTCACGACAGCGTTTTAGGGTTTTGTTACATGATTGTGCGTACCCTTTGTAACCGCACTCTACAGACTTAAATTTGAAAGGACAGTAGTCTTTCATTACTCTAACAGGTGGGAACCTACGAGAGAATGAGAAGTCTGTACCTAATGTGAACACTACCCAGTCTGCTTTCGATTGGGACGCATTGATGATAAACGTTTCTTCTAGTTCAATAATGTCCGGTAAGTTAGTATTGAATATTCGAATATTGACCTCACAATCTGTGAGGCCTTTATTCTTTTCTACTAACCGTTGGATAGTACCGGTTACATTCGCTACAGAAAGTTTTACATTTGGCATCTGCTTAGTGTCCTCGTTAATATCCTCTAGCTTGAAGGGGAACGCTGTATACTGCTTGCCACCTAATGTCAAATCCTCTGTGTTATTCACCAGAAGGATATTACCTTCAGGGTGGTGTAGCTCAATAGCCATTACCCATGCTCCAGTGGAGGATATCTTATTCTTTTCGATGATTGATGCAGTTGATAACGTTAACATCTAAGCCTCCTGTAACTGAATAGAACCTGTCCATATCCCATAATCACTAGCTGAGAAATGGAGTTGGTCAGCGAACCTTACTTTAATCTTTGCCAGTGTTTCAGGGTGTGTCCAAAGGAATATCTCAGCGGTATTCACTTGGTCAAAGAAATTCCTTAAGCGGACATACTCTGTAGTTGGGATTTTATAATTTACTGAATATGATCGTAACGCTTTTGTAGTCTTACGATGGGTTAACATCGTCATGTTTTCTACCTGAGCCTTACGACTTACATCAGGTGTAGTTTCATCGATAGGGTATATCGGATATCTTATGTTTGGGAATTCTAACATACGCTATACTGCGGCTGCCTTAATGGCATCACGCATACCTCCTTTGTTTGTCATAAGACTAGATACTACTACATCAACTATCATTTGTTCGCCGTCAAACTTAGTTTCTTGCTGTTGGCTATCCAGTTGTTGGCCAGATTGATTGATGATGTTAACCGTTACTTTATTAGCTCCTTCACCGCCAATCATCTTACGTGTTTGGCTTGCATTGTAAATGCGATGTGAAGAGTTGAACTGTAAGAGCTCTGGACCATTCTCACCAACTAATGTCATACCTGCAGGAGCAATACCACCGCTTGCAAACTTACCAAAACTGTTGCCTGTAAATGCGGAACTAAAAGAACCACCGCTTGCAAACGATGACACATTACCACGACCCGCTCCAATAGCACCGATACCGCTTACCACTCCCCCGAATAGGCTTTGTAGCTTAGGCTGTACATACTGTTGGAAGGATAGGTTTACAAGCATTTTAAGGATGCTATTTGTAATATCCTTGAAGATATTCTTAAGCCCTTTACCGAATGACTCAGCACCAGTAGCTATACCTTCTAAGTGACTAGTGAAGGAAGAGTTAATACTGCTCATCGTACTATCAAAAGTAGACTTGGCTAGGTCGCCATAGTTCACTACCTCTAAGCTATACTGTCTAGCACCTTCAGCTAGGCTAGTACGCAAGTTACGTCCGGCCATTTCCCATAGCTTTTGTTGAGCTTCAACGAGGTTCTTTTCCACTTGTAAGCGTTGAGTAGCGCTTAGCTGAGCTTCATTAAGTTCTCGTTGAGCGAATTCGATGTATGCTCGCAACTGTTCATTAAGTACTTGGTCTGCATCCGTTTGAGATATCCGTCCAAGCCTTACTAAGTTAGATTGACGTTCAGAATCCTCGTTGAGTTGCGTATATGCTAACTCTCTGATTTTCTGTTCCGTATCAGCAGTAATCTTTAGCTTCTCGGCATTAGCTCTCTTTTCGGCTAATGTCTTGTCGCCTACTGCCTTTGTGTACTCACGAACGTTATCGTCGATTTGAGCCTTTTGTGCTTCGGCTTCCGTCTTGAGTAATTGCAAGCGATCGCCTGTGCGTTCAAGGTCAAGTTTTGAGATTTCCTCGTTCATCTTGCGTACACGGATTTTTTGATTACGGTCAGCTTCTTCGAGTTTCTTTTTATATACTTCCTCGTTCTTAGCCTTAGCTTCTGCTACTAGGTTAGAACTTGCTAATGCTTGCGCATTAGCTTGTGAATAAGTACTACCGCCAGATATACCCGCGAGTTTAGATGTATCTACATAACCTGTAATAGCCCCAAAGTCACCTGTGATAGACTGCTTAGCGACTACCCCTGTACTAGAATTAGCGCCTGTATATCCGCCATTACCGTCAGCAATAACGATATGGTTATCACCAAGTACGACTACACCGTCACCGGCTTTAGGAATATATCCATCGCCTTCTGGGTGCCATGCTCCGGCTTCTGCCGCTGCGTCCATAATAGATGGTACGTAGCGAGGTACATCTTTACCAAACGTAGCCTTTACGCTATCTGCGAACAACTTGCCACAGTCAGTAGCCCACTCACCATCTGCCCCTAATACGTAAGCCTTGCCGAGTTGCGCATTAGCTGCCTCTAGTACACCGGAGGCACTACCAGAGCTACTTATTCCGGCAGCACTTTGTAGGATGCTGAGTATATTTTTAGTGTTAGAGTCGAATTGATTTCTAGCTTGTGCCTTATCAATTTCATATTGACTACCGTCAATCTCTAAGGATTGAAGTGTTAAGGATTTAATTAGGTCGGTCAATCGGTCAGCTACTTGCGACATTTTTTCTGCCGCTTGTGCTTGTTCTTTTGCCGCCTTCTCTTGTGCCTTAGCACCGTCTGATAGGTCGCCGCCTAACTTATTAAGTACATCATTATTAGTGAGACCGTTCTTAGCATTCTCGATTTCTTGCTCCATCTTAGCTTGCTCTTCTTCGGCTTTCTTCTTCGCAGCATCTGCCGCTTCCTTAGCCTTAATAGCAGCAT